CGAGTTACTGATCGCCGAGTGGGCGTGGTATTCTTTGTTATTCATGTGCGGGAGAAATGGGTAATACGTTGTTTTACTTGTCGCCTCGGATACGGGGGTGGCGCATGGAACCGCTTGGGGTGTTCGACTGGAAACTAACTTCAAGCCAGGAGCCGATGACAGTATCGCGAGACTCCCAGATTGTGCGGCGCTGCTCATCGGTGAACCCACCGCCAACGCGGACTAGTCGGCCATTGTTCTCAACAACTACGTGACCCATCGTGCCAGCCAGACGGCCTAGGCCCTCGTGGACGGATACGATAGGGCAGTCCTCGGTATCGACGGCCTTAACCTTGAGCCACGCGTTAGAGCGTTTGCCCGGAGAGTAGGGGGCGGTAACGTCCTTAATCATCGCTCCCTCGAAACCCTGCGAGATGAAGCGACGGAACGCATCGGTAGGCGATACGCCCATGAAGGACGGCACAGCCTCGATAGCATTGGTGTATTCAAAACGGGCCATCTGGGCGCGGCGCTCGGCATAGGTTCCGACATGATCGGGAAGGTCGAGCAGCCAGAGGCGGGCGTCGTCGGCGGGTTCGTCGGAACGGATAGCACCGACAGAGTTATAAAAGTCGGCAGAGGTTACGGCCTCACAATCGAAAGTGTAAACGCCATGCTTGCTGGCGATATGAGTGAACCAGCCGCCAAGGTGTGCAAGAGAGTGAAGCGGGTTGCCGTTACGAGTCTTCATGCCCACGGCCAGAGTCTCGCGACAGACTTCCACGATAACGCGGACGCCATCAATCTTCGGCTCCACGGCGTAAGACTCCGGCACGACACCCTTGTACGGGCGAGCCAGCATAGCCTGGGACAGAGCCGCCTTGGGCTCCTTACGAGGACCCACCTTGAAGTGGTCCTGTGATTCGATCATGTTAAAGATAAACGCGTAGAGGTCAGCGTTCGGGTCGGAGGGTGTGCTCATGTTGTGCGGGATAGGCCAAGGTATGCCCAGCCACCGTGTAGCCGTCAAGGGGGAAACCAGCCCCCGCCTAGGAAGCCCTAGGAGGTGGGGGTAGGGGCTAGGCCGACTGTCTACCCCGCCAGACCCTGAAACCCACCGCCACGGCCACGGCAAGGCATCCAAATGACAGGGCCAGCCCTAGGTCGCGGACGGACTGCAGGGCTAGGGTAGCCGAGGACAGGTTGCGGGTCAGGGATTGGGAGTCAGATTTGATACCCCCATCGGTCACCAGCATAACCAGGGCATCGGTGCTCTGCAGCTGGTCGAGGACGAACCCAGCGGTATAGGCCGAGGTAACAGCCGTGGCCCCAGCCGCCAAGGTCAGCAGGATGACCGCCCAGAGGAGATTACTTGCGGCGCTTGGCTGGTCGCTTTGCATTGGGCTTCTTGGGTTTGGTCTTTTTGCCGATCTTGGCTTCGGCCTCGTCGAGCTTCTTACCGACGACACGCTCGGCCCACATGGCGATGCGGATAGCCATAAACCCAGAGACGCCATTAGCCGCCCAGAGCATCTTCTGGCTGGTGACGTAATCGGATAACGCATAACCGGACAGGATAGCCACGACGATAGCCGCAAACAGGTGCAGGAGTATTTGGCCGACCTTCATCTTTTCGTCTGTCAGAATAATCTTAACGGCCATTCCCATCATACCGAGAAGCCCGGCGATACCGCCTTGCTTTACCTCTGTCGAGATTGCTTCAGCGTCTATGGGTGCAGGGGGCGGGCTCATTTGCGAGAGGTGAAGGAGTATATCAGGCAGAGGTTAGCCACTGCATAACAAATCCACATTGTGGCGGGGGCGTACTGTCGGGCGTACAGGTTGGCGATACCGGCAGAGAGATAGGCCAGAGACGCGATGCAGGGGACCACCGTGGCACAGAAGGCTTGAAGGCTCACGAGATGCGGGGGGGCTTGGCGTTCTTGTCCAACAGCACGCGGCGGTAGTTCTGAGCCCATAGCACCTTGGAGATTAGTTTACCCATGCGGTCTACCTTGGCTTCACCCTTGCGATAGGCTGCGCTCTTGACCGGGTGGGCGGTAAGTTCTGGCAGGGCTAGGTGACAGCACTCATGGCAGAGGGTCTCAAGGGCACGCTTTGCACCGAGGCGGGGGTCTATCTCAATCAAGTTCTTATCAGTCCAGGCTTGGCCCCATGCGACCTCTCGACCTAGACGGCGTTCCACAACCTTGACGGGCTTACTCTTTGGGCGGCTCATTAGATTTGTTGGCGCTATCCCTAACGCGGTCCCACAACCAGTAGAGGCCAAGGCAAGCGGCTAGGGCTAGGGAGGTTCCGACGATGATACCGAAGTACTCTGACTCCACGATAAACGGGAAAGCCCCAATGGCGGCAGATGAGGCCAGCAGGGAGATGCCAATCTTCGGGCCGGCAAACGCCATAGCGAGAGCACCGAGGACAGCAGTCGCCACTGCGGCCATAGTCCAGAGTTGGGCGGCCATGTCCTTCTTCACGCGCTCGACCTCGGCGGTCAGTTCGACGATGCGTCGGTCCTTCAGCTGCGAGACGCGGGCGGCTTCCTTCTGATCGGCTTCCAACTTCTCCCAGGCTAAGGTCACGGCGGTCGCTAACTTGCGGCCAAACTCCATCTGCTTTTTGTAGTCGATGGGGTCGGCCTTGATGGCACGGGCCATAGCGAAGGCGACATCGGCCTCGGGTGGAGCAGGTAGATACGACTGGGCTAGGCGAGACTCAGCGACGACCACCTTAGGGGAGGTTGCGTTACGCTCGATAGCCACGAGAGCCGAGGCGACCCGGTGATCCGTCTTGTCGAGGTCTTGGCCGAGGGTCGTGACGACGGCCTTGGAGGTCGGTGCGTCAGGCTGTTTCGGCAGCGGAGGCGGTGACGAGGAGCACCCGGTCAGGGCCAGCAAGGCGATGACCAGGGATAAGCGCACGGACTTACTTGCCCTTGAGGGCTGAAAGGATGTCGACGGCCTTCTCGACCTTGGCCGACTTGGCGTTCTTTACGCCAGCGAAGAAGCCGCCGGCAAAGCCGAGGACAATGCAGAGGATGTAAATCATTTGCGTTCGATGAGGCCAGCGGCGGCGATGGCGAGTTTAAGCGCGGCGTCGTTGTCGGCGATCAGGACGGGCATCGAGGTCACAATGTTCCCCTTGGCGGGGAAGGTGGCGTAATGGCTGATGGTCTTGGTCTTGGCGTCATAGAAGACGCCGACCTTGCCAGCCTCGACGGGCGTGATGGTTTTAAGGGGAGGGTTCATCAGAAAGTTAGAACATTCCAATAGTTGTAGTTTCCGTCCATAATGTTTGAAACGTTGGCCGAGTACCAACCGCCATAAGCCCAGACGGAGTTACTAGAGCTAGGGGATGAAATAGGCGTGAACGAAGTCCACGAGCCGTTTTGGCGGGCGTAGGTTGAGCCATCGCTAGGGGCGTCAGAAATACCGGGCGTGAACGCCGACCACCCAGCGTTATAGCGGGCGTACAATTGGCTGTCAGAGGCAGCGTCACCGATGAAGCCAGACGGGTTTGAATTGGGATAGCCTGCCGTGCTTTGCGTCGTTGCGTCTGGGAAAGTCAGTCCAGTCGTGGTGACATACATTATTGCCGGACTCATGCCACCCGGGCTGATGGCCAGTGAGTTGTAAGTCAGCGTGCTTAACTGACTGTAGTCATTAGTAGATTTAACTAGGACACCGTTTGCAGAGACTTCGGCGTCATTAGCCATATAGGCTCCGGTCTGGACATAAAGTGCGCCATTCAACGTACCGCCAGCAGACAGGCTTAAATAATTCGACAGGTCGACGGACAGATTGCCGGAGGTAACGGACAGCGGGGACGAGACGCTGGTGACGATACCGGGGTCGCCGGGGTCGCCTTGAATGCCTTGGTCACCCTGAATACCCTGAGCACCTTGGTCACCCTGAGCACCTTGGTCACCCTGCGGGCCTTGGTCACCCTGCGGGCCTTGGTCACCCTGCGGGCCTTGGATACCTTGATCGCCTTGAATACCCTGGATGCCTTGGTCGCCCTGAACGCCAGCGGGGCCTTGTGGGCCTTGAATACCGGCAGCGCCTTCGAGGTTTACCGTCCACGCGGCAAACGTACCTGAGCCAGTGTGATGATTAACATCAATGACAATGACACCCGTGCCAGAGTTGTAGCTCGTTACGTCACCGTGCATATGGTTCGAGTTGTCGTAAGCGATGATAACGCTCTGCTGCGTTGTGTAGGCCAGCCCCGTATCAACCGTAAGTGTCTTGCTACCGTTGCCGATTAGAAGGGAGGTCGTCGAGCTCGTCTCGTACTGGTCGCCGTTGATACCCTGATTGCCCTGTGCGCCTTGGATGCCTTGGATGCCTTGGATGCCTTGGATGCCTTGAATGCCTTGAATGCCTTGGTTGCCCTGCGCGCCTTGCGAGCCGGTTGCACCCGTTGCACCAGTCGCACCAGTGACGCCTTGAATGCCTTGGATACCCTGATTGCCTTGTGGGCCTTGGGGTCCAGTTGCACCAGTGGCGCCAGTCGCCCCGGTAGCCCCCGTGGCCCCAGTAGGTCCGGGCGTGCCGAGGTTACCCGTAAGAGTGCCAGAGACTAGGCTGTTAAAAGTGCCGGTGATGGTAGCCATATCAGGACTGGGTAATGGTTTGTTCGATGATCACGCGGAACATCGTAGAGTGCGTGGTAGGGCTGCCAGGGAAGACGAAGCGGATATCCCAGTTGGCCTGACCCAGCGCCCAGTCGGAAGTATCGCCGGGGTAGTTAGTCGTAAAGGACAGGCCGTTACCTGCTAGGGTTACAGTCATGGCGTACTCGTCCCCGCAGTGGTCGCGTAAGGTCGAGGTAATGGTCGTGCCGATCAGGTTGGCGGGCTGACCAGCGCCCGGAGTCCACGTCCAATCGCACCCGAAGGTGTCTCCCCGCGAGAAGTTAGCAGTGTTCGCCATGGCTACTTATTGTGCAAAAGGTAGGGTAGGGGGGGTCAAACGATGGTCAGTTTGCCGATGGCCGTGATGGGGCCTATGCTTAAACCGTAATTCTGACCGTTTGCATAAAAAGCGTTGGCATCCATCACAAAGGTTCCAGTGGTCAGGGTAACAGTTTCTCCGATTAATTCGTTAACCGCATCGGCTGGAATGTTTTCATAGGGAATGGGCCGCATACCAAACCCTAAATATCCTCCACTAAGCACCGAGTAGTCAAATACCGGATAGCCTGGAGCAGTAGCAAGGGTGTAAAACTTATTGAAGTAGGTCCGCAGTGGGCTTTGATCGGAAGCAGAGACGAATTGGGGGTTTGCATACTCTGCGTTATTGTAAGTCGGCCCGCCAATAGCGGTCGAGAAACCGTTACCAATAGGAGCCCTAAGCCTCGCCCATGTAATCACGTCCGCAGCCATTAAACGCGGGAGTAGTAATAACGGGCCGTCAGGCTTCCCAGCTTGATGCGGTCAGCCCACAGCGAGCCAGTGACTAGTTGAGTGACCACGTCGCCGGTGATCTGGGCAATCGGGATATAACCGTAGGTGTCGGTATCGGTTGGGACTGTAGCGCCGTAGTTGGACGTAATGCCATAGGGGGCGTCCTTGGGGAACTCGACGCCATCGTACCAGAGCCTGAGCCAGACAAAGCCGTCGGTCATCTCGAAGGTGTCGAAGGCCGGGTCTGGCATACGTCCGTTGACCGAGCCAGGGCAAATCTCCCAGACGGTGGAAGTGGCAAAACCGTTGCGGCGAACCTTGAACGGGTAACAGGTGTCCTCGTTGATGCAGCTTCCGGGGGCAAGCCACGAGTAGTCGGCAGCCGTCCAGTCGTCGGGTCCGACATATTGTTCATAGTAAGCCAGGGTGTTAGGCACGATGCTTTCCAGCGCGTCTCTCTGTAGGTAGTTTGAAATATCGTTCCATCCATTAGTCTCATACGCGTTGTACGGATCGTCGGCGGCCTCGGTCCAGCCCGGCACATTCATAAGGGTCGTGCCGATGAAATGCAGTGGGATTGAAAGGTCGATTGAACCGATGACCTGTTGCGAGACCTCAAAGGTCGTGGTCGGAATGCCAATCGTATTGTTAATGATTGAAGGCAGAGCAACCGCAGTGTTCGCCAGATTGTTGAAGTAAGTGATATCTAGCTTGTCCGCACCTGACGCGGTAACGCTGGTGCTTCCCTTCAGGGTCTGGATAGCCTTAAGCGCGTTAGCCAGGTTCCACTGGAATTGGCCGGAGAGGTTGCCACTGTTCAAAGGGTTGAACGGGTCAAACGGATCGGTGGTGTCCGAGGTAAAGCCGGGGGCGTATTGCAGCTGGAAACTCCCCATCTTCTTGGCATCAGGCGGTAGAGTGATGCGGTGGACTTCGTTACTGGTGGCCGTGGCCGCGTGGAGTACTTCAATCGTCGGCGCAACAATTGGAGGAGTGAAGGTCGAGATGACTGCGATTAACTTAACGGAGTAGCCCCAATGGACAGGCAGAAACCAAGTCGTATGGCAGTTGCCAAAGTCTCCAGCAAGGCCGGTAGACTCCGCGTCATATCCAGCCATCTTCTGGACGTTCGTCATGTTCAGGTATTGAGACGAGCCAGTCTGTGAGAAAATCTTTGCGTAAAGTGGGTCGCTCTCCTCGAAGATAGAAACGAACGGGGCTTCCTCCTGCATCAAGGGCGAAGTGGTAGCCGATGAGGTAATGTCCAGCTTGGAGATAGTGACATAGTAAGTACCGCTTGCGGGCATAGCATAATAGCCGCCGTTCTCCATCCAAGGGCTGTAAGGGTCGCCGCCGTCTACGGCAGTGATACCAGGGCGAACCGCCGCCGCGTAGATCCAAGCCTGACGAGTATCATTAAACGCCCCCTTGTAGATGTAGGGCATATTGCTCTGCGTGAAATTGACCGCGCCTTGAGCGATACGCACATACTGGGTCGCGCCTACGACGACAGTCTCGACTTGGAACTGCTGGATGAGTGTCTCTGGCAAGTCTGGCACGCCAGGGCCGTTGACATCTGGGAACAGTATGGTCGGGAATGTAACCCCTAGGTATAACCCATCGCCAAGCGGGGGCGTCCATGGCTTATTAACATCCAGAGTAACCCCGCTGGAGGATGCACTAAAAGTATATCCGTCGCCGGGTTGGATAGTGCTCATCTGATTACATGATGCTAGATTTGCGGTATACTTCGTCCGGCCAGCCCTGAATGCTGAAACGAACCTCGTAGTTAACCTTAAACAGCGCGCCAAAGTCCTCGACATTAACCTGTGCAAGCAGCAACTGATCGTAGCCTCCGTTCTCAGCTGAAGCGTGCCAAGACGTGCCAGCGTACTCAGGTACAATCAAGGGAAGCGTACCGGCCCAGTCGTTATCATAAGAGGTGGTTCCAAGGTACGAGAGGATATTTTGAACCTCGTTGGCTTCAGTCGTATAGAAGCATCCGGAGAACGAAGACTGCGCGGCAAGGTAGTTGGTCTTCCCGTAGAAATGTTTAAAAGCAGGGTCAACAAACCCGATAAAACGACCACCTTCTTCAGACTCAAAACACGCGCCATGCTCGCCAACGTATGACTGCTTTTTGTTAACCAGGGCAACAGTACTACCAGCTACAACCTGTACGTAGTCGCCAGTGTTTTTAATCTCAACCAGTGGACCAAGCGGGGACTGAACAAAGGAGCCAGCGGGCCCTGCGATTAAAGCGCCATAACCATCTCCGCCCGCCTCAAAGAAGTTAGGGTTGGTACTGATGTTTTCAGAAGTCAGGCCGTTGGACGAGCTAACTTGTGGGTTAGTGATTAACCCTTCGCCAACGGTAGGATCAATACCGACATAGTCGCAAACCTGAAGCTGAATACCGCCTAAGCCAAATGTAGAAGTCTGCTTGTGAAGTTTAAGGTATTCATAGCCAAGAACTGGGAATGCTTCCCCGCGAGTAAAATCCATCCCACCGGTGTTATCCGCATTGTAGGTGGCTTGGCAGGTGCGGAGGCCATAGCCGTCATCTGATACTTTCCAGCCAAAGGTAAGTAAAGGTTCTACTAAATCGTTTCCTACGTCGACGCGTGCCATGTTGGTAAATTATGTTTAGTATGGGGGAACGTATGGAACCCCTTTAGTAAAGTCTGTATCTCCGTTGGACATATTGGCAATCATTTCGAGCAGTGCGGTCTGGCGCTGTTGTTCTTCCAGCTGGCGAGTCATGTTTTCGAGCACCGGGTTAGCGCCTACGCCGATCACGTTGCCAAAGCCGTCAGGGCTTTTGAAAGCAGTACCAGTAACGCCACCTCCCTCCATCTTCTTTCCTTCGGCGGCTTGAGCCTTGGCCCAATCATCGGCGGCTCCTTTCTGAACCCAGTCCAGTTCAGTGGCGTCCTTTACGCCAGGGAGTAGTTGGCTCATAATGGCCGCAAAGGTTGCAACGGGGGCCTCCACGATACCCGCCCAGAACCCGCGATCGTCCATGAACTTTTCGGTGGCAGCCTTACGGCCAGCAACGCTTAGGTCCTTGGCTTTTGCCTCGTCCTCTTGCGCCTTAAAGAAAGCCGCCATGCGGGACTGTTGGGCGTTTGCGTACTTGTCTTCTCCGGCCGCAAGTGTGTTAAATCCTTCTTCACTTTTCTGTTTGGCCTTTTCCATCGATTCAGTGATGGAGTTGATAGCCATCTGGAGCAGGGCCATAGGACCGAGGAACCGGAGAAAGATAGAGGAGGCTGACATTGAGAACGCAGACTCGACCCGCTTGGCGTTTTTCTCGATACCGTTAAGACCTTTTGCGGTTTTATCCGCAACTTCATCGGCATTGGTTGTGCCGTATAATTCCCATTCAACGCGTGTCATTTGTTTGTTTTTTGTGGCCTACGGACGCGAGGCTTGGCCTTCGCTTCTTTGGCAAGTTCTTTAAAGTTCTTCATGATGTCTTCATCCTGCTCCGACATGATTGCAACATCGTTGCCATTGTTGATGGAGAGCGCGGTATGATACCATACGGCCTGAGACTCTGGGAGTGACCAGGCATCTTCCTCCAACCAGCCCTTACTGATCAGGCTGGAAGCCACCGTAAGAACCCAAGGCACACCGGAAACACCGCCCTTTTGCTTTTCCCTGTCCCAGAACTTAGGCCAATTCAGGACGTTGGAGTATTCATGGAACGCCATGATGTAACCCTCAATCCTGCTGGGCTTTGCTTTGATGTAGGACATACGGACTACATCCATTAGGGAGAGCCTACGGATAGAAGTTTCGGCGCAGATCTTAACGGCCACGAAAAGGTCCAATAGTGTTACGGCTTTGCCAGGGGTGACAAAGGGAGACTCGACGGCGTGCAGGGCCATCCGGTGCTTGAGGCTAAACGGCTTCATGCGGTGACCCAGCAGCGTGGTTTCACCCGGCGAGGTGAAGGCCCTAATAAACCTTGCGTCCATGCCTATAAGACCAGCCCTTAAAGGCTGATACTATTATGCGCCCTCGTACGCCTTACAGGTGATGGAGACCGTAGCGAAACCTTTATTAGAGCCCTTCTCTGAAACTTTGATTATCGTTCCGTAGTAGCTGACCGTGCCAGTTCCTTCAGGGTAGGACGAATTAGCATTTAGCGTAAACTCAAGAGTTCCACCAAGTTCTGGGATGCTCGCTTCTTCTAGGATGCCATCAACAGTCAAGTCGCTCATGCGATCGTCAAGACGCTGGGTGATGGTTAGACCTTCTTTATCCTGCGCAGTGATGTCTAGGTTGAAGCCAGAGTCGCACGAGTAGGACTGAATTACCATAGCGGTAACGTCCCCTGCGATGCCATAAATTAGGGCTGTGCCGATGGTTACTGCTGCCATATACTATTGTTTAAGGGGTAAGGTTATGGCTGCGGGTTAATTACTACCAGCACGGAGAAGGGCAACTGAGACGCCCAGGAGCGTTCGTTAGTCCCCTCAAGTTCCTGCCTTGGCGTTACATCGTAGCACAGGCCATCGCCTTGAGACACAAAGACAGCCTTAAGAGCTGTGACATCCTGCATAGCCCCGTCAACCGCGGCAACTCGTGCCCGGTGGGTGGCTAATGTCTCGTCGTCGGCAGAGGTGAACAGGGTGATCTTAACGGTGCAGTCATAGTTACCAAAGCCCTGGGGGAAGTCTTGGGGAGGACCCGCAGACTCACAAAGGACGATGGCCTTGGGTAATGCGGCGGTTTCCCCAGTGTCCCCTTTGTAGATGTTGACTCCTGCCAGCTCGGTTTGAGCTGAGAGGTAGGTCGAGACAGCAGACTCGACCACGTAGCGTACGGCTTTGGTTCCCATAAAGTGTTATTTGCGTCCGCGTCGGTTGGCGCGTGCGGCTAGTTTATCCGCACGACGTTGCAGGGTGACTTGGAGGTTTGCAACCCTGTTGCCGTAGACAATGTTTCTAACGTCGGAACTGTCGGCGACACCGCCCATGTTTCCGATGTTATTGCCGATTACGGACATAACTTTACCGCGTGATTTTGTGACTGCGTAAGTGCCGTAGCCAGCCTTATTGGCATCTACCCACGGGGCGTCGTATGCGCCGTAGTTACGCCCTGATCCATTCTTGTCAAAAGTGTTGGGGACCTTAGCCAGGCTATCGGCGTAACCAGCCTTGACCCAGCCGACCTTGGTCTGGCGGCTGGCAATGTACGCGTTCAGGGCGGCAGTTGACTCAATGTAGTATTGAGGCCCGCCAATGGGCTGACCGGGCTTCCAGCGTCCGTTCACGGCGTTCTTGTACTGATCGTGGATAGGGCGGGGCTGAGAAGTAACTCCAGCAATCGGGCGATAGGTTCCGTGAATATTCGCTTTGTTAAGGTAGTTGCTGGCCTTTTGGAATGACCGACGGTGGTCAGTGTCATTCATAATCTTTTGGAGGATTGGTGAAAGGGAGCGCACCTTTGATGCAGTTTGACTGGTATAAACCTCAAGCCATTCAGCCCCGAAACCGCCGCCAACTCCACTGCCAAGTTTCACCGCGTTGATAACCTGGCGCAAGAATACGGACTTACCCTTTGTCGGGCTGTCCTGCGGGATGAAGATGCGCTGCACATCGCTTGCCAGTTTGCGTTTGCCGGCCGTCCACGCGCCTTTCGTAAGTCCCTGACCGCCGCCCACTGGCATAGGGGGGCTAAACGTCATGGCGTCCCTGAGCATCAACCTGGCTTGCTCGCGCTCAATCATCTCCAGCTCAACGCCCACGTCGTCAGCAAACTGCTTCATGGCCGCAACGAACTCGGCGCGGCTGGCTGGCTTGATGGGTGGGCGTTCCTTAGCCATTACTGGTTGTCATCGATGCAGTCTAGTTCGATGACGGCGCTGGTCTGCTTGTAGGACTGGCCCTTGATGCGGAGGACCTGCCCGTTAACAGTGAACTTCTTACCTTCGCCCAGGGCGGCGATAGGGACGCCAGAGGCCAAGGTTGGGACCTCACCACCAACCCGGCCATCAGAAGCCGTCCAAGGGGCCGTAGCGGCGGCGAAACGCACCGTCCACATCTTCTGGTCAACGAAGCCCCCTGCCTCAAAGCGGGGGGTATTCATGGGGCGGGACAGTCCGACGAGGAACAAGTCGGAGCCGACCGTAGCCGGGACGCCGATATCAGCCAGCAAAGACTGGAAATCGGGGAGGAATGTATCGTAAATGCTCATGGGTAGGGAGGGTAAGGAATTGGAGATACAAAAAAGCCCCCATCTCTGGGGGCTGATTCAGGCCGTCAGCCCAGATTAGGCGCTGTAGACGGAGGCGATCGTACCAGTCGTGATGCCCTTGTTCGCACCGAACATCAGCTCCATCGAGCCGACGAGGTTACGAGTGGTGGGGTCAGACCAGACGTTGTAGTAAACCGAGATACCAAGACCTTCGATCGGGACGACTTCGCTCACGAGGAAGTCGCTGCCGACGTTCTCGAAGGAAGGGGACGCGCTCGCCAGGGCGATGGCTTCGGAACTGCAGGAAAAACCAGAAAGGTTGGCCTCAGAGGGGAAGAGGTTAGCGTAGAACACGCCACCGTCGAAACCGTAAGCACCAGCCGAGAGAGGCAAGCCAGTCGTGGAGGTCGGGATAAGCTGGCTGTAGATGCCAGGGTTCACGATCAGGGTCTTGCGACCAGCCTTGGAAACACCGGCCCAGAGAGCGCGGAGCTGAGCAGAGCCAGGGGTAACAGTCGAGTCAGCACCGGTGACGGTGGCAGCGCCGAAGTTAGCAACCGTGATAGGAGCGGTGGCGGCGGCCCAGATGGAGTCGGCCAGCTTGTCCATGTTGATCTTCAGAATCTTCTCCAGACGGATGCCGTTCTGGATGTCAGCGTAGGAGAGACCAAACGGCTGGTAGAGGTGGGCCATCGTCACGGCAGTCGCACCGAGGGTGGACGCGCCGATGCTGTTGAACGAGGTCGGGTTGGTCAGCGTGGTGCTGCCAGCGGTGGAGAGAGCCACCTGAACGACGTCCATCGGGCGCTTCACATCAGACGAGAAGTCGGAGGAGAAGTTTGCGAGGCCGGCGAGGCGATTCGAGAGGGAGGTGAGGCTGAGTTCGGCGACGGTATCGACGATCAGAGCGCTGTTGATGGTATTAGCCATGGTATGTTATATTGGGTAGGAGATTATTTAGCGGAGAAAAGGAGAGCCTTATGCTTCTTGAAGAAGGCGCGGCGTTCAGCACCGACAGGCATCGCGGCATATTGCTCGACGATAGAACCGACGGCAGCCTGGGCGACAGGGGCGGCAACAGGGTCAACACCGGAGGCGGCGAGGATGTTCGCGGCTTCGATGGAGGCGGTAGCCTTGGAGGCTTCCAGCTCGGCAATCTTGGCGTTGGCTTCAGCCAGAGCGGCTTCAAGTTCCTGAACCTTCTGGTCCTTGGAAGCGGCCTCAACCTTGATGGCTTCAAGTTCAGCGGACACGTCAACGACAGAGGCTTCGACCGTCTTGCGGAGGTCGTCGCGTTCGGCGGTAAGGGAGACGACAGCGGCCTCGGCGGCCTTGAAGCGTTCTTCGATGGTCATATACTATTGCGGGGTGGGTAAGGTTATGCGTCTTGCTCGAAAGCCACGAGGGCTTCGGCAAAGGATGAGGCAAGGCCGGTGATCAGGTTCTTGTTGGCGGCTTCGCGGCCAGTGAACATTTGCCCTTCCATGTCGTCGCGGCTTGCCATCGAGCGCTTGCGAAGGACGGTCTGCTTGAACTCCTCGTGCATGGCTTGAATGGTTTTGTTTTCCATCTCGCGCATCTCGTCGGTATAGCCTTCTCCTGCGATGTTAGGCGCTTTATACTTTCCGGCACGGAAGACCTCTACCTTGATGCCCATGTTCTTGAAGGCTTCTTCGTAGGACTCGTCCACCGCGATCACGCCGATGGAACCCACGACAGCCGAGGGGCTGGCATAAACGTAGTCAGCCTGACTCCCGGTGTAGTAAGCGCCGGAGGCCATGAGCTTACGAGCATAGGACATCGTCGGCAGGGGGATGCTGGCAATCTTGTCAGCGAGTTCGGGCGTACCGACTACCGTGCCACCGGGCGAATCAATCTCAAAGGCGATGCGCTTGACGGCAGGGTTGGCGAGCATCTCGTCGATGGCGTCGCTGATGTCGCCCATGTCCGAGGCTCCGGTCATCTTGTCGAACTTGGTCAGGCCCATAGCAAGGAACCCCGACACCTGCACGACTCCGGTCCCGCCCTGGGTAACGTAAGGCTTAACGACAGGGTTGAAGAACATATCGAGCACGCCGTCGATAACGCCGTACTTCTCGGCATACTTCAGATGGTTCGCGGCCTTGATCGGGTCGCAGAGCATCGGTTCACCGGACAGGCCATCAATGATACACTTCATGGGGTAGAGGGGGGAGGAGGAAGGTCGAGGTTGTCGGCGACGTCAGTAGGGGTCTGGCTGGACGCCTGTCCCTGCTGGAGCCAGT